TCACTCTATCAGTTCGGATTAGCAAATCCGGCTGTATTGTTGTGGGAGATAATCCCGTTTTCCTTTGTAGTAGACTGGTTTGCAAACGTTGGAAATGTTCTCGCATCTTTCAGCGATTTTGCTGGCATGACACTTACAAGGACATACAAGACACTCGTGTATAATTGCGTCGTTAACGGGACGGGTACTGGTGATCATTTGTATCACTATCCACCCGCACCACCCGATAACGGTTGGCATGCACACGGTACTTGGATGCGTCGGGAAACTGGTTTAGGGTTTCCGACCTTTGGTGTCAAACCACTTCGCTTACCTTCGAGCGTACGAGCAGTGACCGCGGTCGCTCTGTTGAATCAGATTATTCACTAGATTGAGAACCTAGTGTAATCCTTCTTCAGACTTCGACTGCTACCTGTAAGTACTGGTAAGCTTCTGGCCGATTTTGGCCGCTATCTATCGTCGCAAATATCCGCGCGATAAACGAAAGGAAACTTCATGCCTTCGATGGCTTCCATGACCGTCAAAAAAGCAGACGGTACCACTGACATCGTGTACGACTCCATTACTGCATCCGGGGGCGAAAGCTCACCCGCGGTGTGGAGACAGGACACTGGTGCAGTGGCGGGACTTCCCGTTGGACTTCGTTCCCTCTTCAAGCTGCAAAGTAAGTGGAATGGTCCGAAGACGGCGCGGCAGTTGAGTTTTGAATTCAACCAGCCGTATGCCGTTCAGGACAGCACCACTACGCTTTACAGTGCGAAGGACCGCGTCGTGATGACCGGTGTGATCACACTTCCCCAGGGAATCCCCTCCGCAAACCTTAATGAGGTTGTGCAAGGGCTGAACCTGTTGGCCAATGCGCTGGTGAAATCCAGTGCACAAGCCGGCTACGCTCCCACCTAATAAGAGGAGCTAACCGATGTGTGATTACTCGCTGAACACTTCTTCGCGGGTGCTCTTGCCATTCTTGGAAGAGCTAGGGACAGCTAGAGCATTATCCGTAGCCATTTTGCTGCGGTATAATGATTTAGCTGGGGTTATGTCCCTCATGACTGACCCACGCCACTACGTGAACGCTGAAAGCTACTTCCGTGATCGACAAGCCACGGACCTTCTTCGGAAGGTTCAAGGACTATCGATTGCGGGTGTAGATCGCAAGAAAGCTGCTTTCAAAAAGTGGCTGGATGGCGAATTCCAGTGTTACCGGACCAATGAACGACTTGCCAAATTCAATTACGGTGGATTTCTCCAACCGTCGGATTTGGCGATTTTGCGGTTTCTCCGCAAGGTTGCAAAAACAATTCGCGAATGGATCGGACCATGCCCTCCTTGTCTCGATAAGATTCAAGGAAGGTTTGGACCTGGTGCTACGTTCTCCGACCGTGGACGTCTGACGACAGTCCCAGATAAAATGACGTCAGTACCCACCCTCACTCATGGTGCTATGTGGTATATTCTGCCATATCTCCAGTCTTACTGGGGCCGAAGCAATTCGGAACACCATGGACAAGTGTCCTGGGTTAGGGGCAATCGCTACCTAACCGTACCAAAAACTGCGCTAATTGATCGTTCGATTGCGGTTGAACCCGCAATCAACGTATTTTATCAGCTTGGTTTAGGTCGATCCATCCGCCAAAGGTTAGCAACCAATGCGGGTTGGGTCTTGGAAGATGCGCAGGAAATCCATCGCCGAAAGGCTAAAGATTCTAGTGTGTCACGCG